TTGGCTCGTGGCGAAGAGCTAAAGCGTGATTGGACCATACCACCTTTCGCCATCTTTTTCTGCCCTGCTTTTGACAGAGCAATGGCTACGGCTTGGTCCTGCGGTCTACCCGCGTCCATCTCAGTGCGGATGTTAGTGCCTATAACATCCTGCGATTTACCGTCCTTGAGGGGCATTTTGATTCCTCATGATTGCGTTCTGGCGTTGCACCTCGATGCGTTCGCGGTTGACCGAAGCGCGGTCCTCGGCGATGTCTTCTTGGCTCTCGATCCGGGCAGCATCTGTAGCTGCGCGCTGCTGCATCTTCGCAGCCTCCATGGCGATCTGCGCCTGGTCCTCGGCAGTCTTGCGCTGCAGCTCCTGCTGCTTGATGCCCAGCTCCTGCATGCGAATTTGCACCAGCGGGTCGGACATCGGATCTTGGCCTGTCGGGACCAGCTCGGAAATAACCTGCTGCATGATCTGCATAAGCTGCATCGACACGAGCTTCTCGATCTCGGCCGGGTTCTGCATCTGCGTCTGCACTTCCATGATCTGCGCTTGCGCCGCCATGGGGTCGACGCCCCCCGTTTGGGCCAACATTTGAAGCTGCCCAATCAAACCTTGGATCTCCTTCATGACCATCTGCCGCGCCTTCTGCGACGCATGTTCCATGATGTGGGCGTAGAATGTGCCCATGACCTGAGGCGACATCGCCACCAGTGGGGTCTTCATAAACATCAGGTGAAGCTGCATGTGTACGTCGTGATCCTGATCCGGGAAGGTGTTCAGGATCTCGCCCATAAGCGCCCGCGCATTCTCAACCGCAGGGTCCAGCGGCTGAGGCTGCGGCGGAGGAGGCAAAAGCTCTTCGATGTTCTGGACCTCGAGGGCCTGATACATCCGGCGGTACGCTGCATGCAGGTTGTGCATCTGCGGGTTGGACTGCGCCAACTGGAGCTGCGTCTGTGCCAGCGTGACTCGCTGCGCCATCGAAAAGATGTTCGGGTCCGAGACAGGGATGACATCCACGCGGCCGTCAAAATCCTCGGCCTTGATGGTGCGCTGGGCGCCCGCCACGTCGTACGGGTACTCCGGCGGCAGGTTCTCCGCTAAAATGCGCGCCAAAATCCGGAACTCAGACTTCTGCGCGTAGTGCAGGCGCTTGTGGATCGCCGACATCACCTTCATGCCGCGCTCGAGCAGCGCAACCGTGGTGCCTACCGGGGCCTCTTGGTTCATGTTGCCGGTCTGCTGGTCCGCCAGCGAGACAAAGCGCCGCCCGCCCTCGATCAGCGCGCCAAGCAGCTGAACCAGCGTAGCCGACGGCTCCTTGTACGGCAGCGGAATAATCGAGTCCCGAATGCTACCTCCGGGGGTGTCAATGTCACGCCACTCGCCCGGCTGCAAAGGCTCGTCGTTGTTGCGGACACGCACACCACGGGCCTTAAACCCGGCAGGCAGGTTAGCCAGCGTGCCGGCGTCAATAAGTTGACGCAAGATGCTGGTCGCCGCACGGCCCAGGCCGCCGATCATGTGGATCAGGCCGAACCCGTAAAAGCCGAGGCCGGGCATGAACTTGTAATGCACGAAGTAATGCCGCTTGCGCGCTAGGTCCGAGTTCTCGTCGAAGTTCCGGCGGATCGACAAAACTTGGCTAGAGCCCTCGTCTATCGTTACGATGTAGGGCAACTGGATCCCAGTTGGCTCACCCTCTGGGTCCATGTCCTCGAACCCGTCAAGGTCCAGATCAACATGCATCTCCAGAAGCGTGTACACATCGTCTGTGTACGATTTGCTCGTACCTTGGATCTCGTCGACCTTTTCACGGACAGTGTCCGGGCCGCCTTCGTAGCTGGTCAACTCAACGTCGCGGTAGAACCCCGCAACTTGGAGCTTGCGCACCTCGTTGGCGTCCATCCGCAGCACATGCGTGATCCGCGACGCCGTCTGTAGGTCAGAGGCCGAGTACGGGACAACCAGATCCTGAGCCGGAACAAACTTCGAGACCGCGCGCTGGCGGGCTTCGTCGAAGTAGACCTTCTTGAACGTCGAGCCAGACAGCGGGAGATAGAACAGCAGCTGATCCATGTCCGGATCATACTCTTCCATGATCTCAGTGATCTGGTAGTTCATGTAATGCTTGACCCGCGAAGCTTGGTCCTCGCGCGCTTGGTCTTGCACACCCATAACCTGCGTCTGAACTGGGCCGCCAGCCGGAAGCAATTCCTTGTACGCCTGCGCTTGGAACTGGGTCACGCTTTCTGAAATAAGCGGATGCGTCACACCGGACGCGCCTTCAAAAGGCGTGCTGCGCTCTTGGTAGTTCACGCCCAGCTGATCTAGGCCCTTGGTGTAGCCCTCTTCCCATTCGGAGCGGGAGGACAGATCGTCCTCATAAGCAGCCTGCAGTTCACTCGAAAGCTCCCCGAGGTATCCGTCGTCCAAGTACTCAGCTAGGTTCGCGTTGTGCGGGATCAGCTCTTCCTGGCTCATCTCTTCCATCGCCGCAGCCAGCGCTTGAACGATCGCGCCGCCTTGGCCGTCCTCAGTGACAGACGCGCCGCCCTCAAAGGTTTCAGGCGTCATCACAGGGACGTCAACCGCAGACGAATCCATCGCACCACCGGCGGATGCCATGGCTGAATCTACGAGTGAGCCCATTGGGCGAGGTGGCAAAGCCATCAGTAGTACTCCCGTTTACGAGGCGCGTACTCTTCCTCGTTCTCTTCGCCCTCGAGAGCGATCAGCCCGCCCTGCCGAAAACGCATAAGGGCCAACGTCATGCTATCACAAAAGTCGTCGTGTTCGCCATTGGGAAACGAAGCGATCTCTTCGATGACTTCATCAGAGAACTTCTTGTCTTCCGGGGCCCACACCAGACCGGCTTCGAACAGCGGCGATACCATGTGCATTCTTGTGGTCTTATCTACACCACCGCCGCCCGCGCGTCTACCAGGGGAAAACCCAAGCACCGGAATACCCCGCGCGCGAAGCTCGTCCATAAGCGGGCCGCCCGTGGCCTTTTTCTCGATGATGACCATGTCGGGATCCCAGTACTGGCACTCCTCGTAGGCCACCTCCTTGAGCTCGGGAAAGTTCCACCGCCCGCGCCGCCCATCCAACAGCATGATGTTGTCCGGCCCACCCTCCTCTGGCGAGAATATGCCCCAGGTTGTGATGGCCGAATAGTCGGCCGTCTCCTTTTTTGAGAACGCGGTGTCGTAGGCCTGCAGAACGTACTTCAAAGGAGGGATGTCCTCCTTGTCCCACATCTTCCACCACTCCCGCTTGATGAGCGCCGAGGCCGTGCCGGTGGGCTGCTGCTGCCACTGCGCAGACCATTTCTGTACGGGCAGCGAAGCTTTGATCGAGAGCAGCGCATCTTTGTCCCAAAACTCCGGCCATAGCGGGTCACCGCTGGGCATGATGGCCGGGAACTCCACGACTTCCCACTGGTCGGACATCGTATCACTGGACTGGGCCTGGAGCAGCCGACCCGTCAGGTCTTTCTTGCCCCAGCGCGTGTTGTGGCTGACGATGCCATTCGCGATGAAGTTTTCGGTCCGGTCTACCTCAACGTCAAAAACCTCTTCGTCCCCGTCCGGAACAATACTGACAACCCTATCCGTTGTGAAGTTGGAGATACTTTGCTGCGGAGCGGAGTGTCTCAGGGTTCTTTCCATACCCGACGGCAAGGTTACAGTCGTTGCATAAGAGGCCTCGGACCTTTCCTGTCTCGTGGCAGTGGTCGATACATAGTTTTCCGGCCCAGTGAGCGCGAGTGTTTTTTGCGCCAGGTTCGCACCCGCAAACATCGCATCGATTTTCTCGCTGGAAAACCATGTCCTCGTATTGCTCAAGAGTAATTCCGTAGCGATGCTTAATGCGATGCGCGCGGGCGTGTAGCGGGTCTTTTTTGCGCTGGTTTCTTTTATTGTAGCAAGATCGGCACAAACCTTTCGCAGATACTGGGCTTGAGCAATGATCAACTGCGCATTCAACACCGATCCACTTCCCATGATGCCCCAGCTCGCGGCGAGGGGCGTTTGGGTTTTTCCGGTGGTAAGACTCTCGGCTTTGGCATGCCGAGCAAAGCCCCGGTTTTGTTTCTGCCCTAGAAGGCCTGTTGCATCCCGAAGTGATACAAGTTCCATCCCCGGGCTCAGATCTCGCAGCTTGACCCATTTTACAGTCCCTTCTTCTTTGACGAGAAACGGGTGCCTCTCGTTCGCTCGAAGTGTTCTGCCAGATTGTGTCAGTACTTTAAAGACCGAGTCAACACCACTTGACTGCCAGTTGTTTATTTTTGCGGTGCTTAACCGCCCTTTATCGTAGGTGACAACTATATCTCCGGGTCGCACATCCCTAAGAGGTTTTTCTACGCCGTCGGCCATAAGCACAGGGGTGTCCCCTGTCATACACATGAC